GTTATTAAAAGAGTTATGCGTGTAAAGCAAAGTTCACCTACTTCAAAATTATTAGATTCTATATTTTATGATGTAATGAATTGTTTTATACAATATTTAGATGTAGTATACCAAAAGGAACGCGGCCTTGTATCAGGATTTCCTGGAACTGCTGAGGTGAATACTTTAGGACATTGGCTTTTAGCAATATGTCATTATTTTAAGTTAACAATTACTACAATCTATAATACTTTTCACGCTATGTTGGAAAATATGTCCCTTGCTATTTATGGAGACGATATCATTTATACGTTCTCTGATAATATTAAGGAGTTCGTGAATGGTATATCCCTGAAAAAGTCTTATGAAGAAGTAGGATATGTGGTTACCAACGCCACAAAGACTTTAGATGTGGAACTCACCAAGCCATTAAGCGCTTGCACCTTTCTAAAATCAACTTGGAAAGAATTTGTACCCGGATACATGATTCGTCAGATGGATATGGAGATTGCCTACGATCTTGTGTTCTGGGTTCGTGCGAAACAACACCCGTTGCAGCAACTATATGAGAACTATATAGATGCGTTGCATGTAGCTTTTGGCCATGGTGAAAGGGTCTTTAACCAATTTCGGGATTTAGTAAACGCAGCATTGCGTTGGTTGGGACAAGACAACATATATTATAGTTATTATGATTTCGAACAGGACTATATAAATCGTTACCTGATAGTTTAAGTTTAGCAAGTTCATTATATTAGGCTTTCCAAACAGCTCTATTCTGCATATTAATCTATCACATATATAACCATTATTAACATTAGTTTTGTAAGCTTGTAGGCTTTCCAAACAGCACTATCCTTCTTTCGACTAGTATCACCTTACTGTTGGACCTAGGTCGGTTTGCGTCCCCTTGACAGCATCTGTCATTAAATTGCTCCGGATGTTAAGGGCCTTTGTGCTCGGGCTCCGCGGAACCGCTCCAATAGTATTGTTCGTCAAGCTGTGCTTGAGCTGATGTGGGGGAGATCTCACTGCCGTCCTTATAGGCGGACTTAGAACCTTTGTTGTGTCCCTCACACCAGTTTTCGTC